CTCGCCGTGCCTCTCATTAGTGGTATAGAAATTTAACCAAAACTATGCCATTGTATAAACAAACAATTGACATGAAAACTATTAAGCCAATAAATGCTATCTTTATTGGGCGGGGGTGCATGGTTGCACACCAAAGAAAAACAAGGGTAACAGCTATTACACTTATTAGCTTAATACACCAAGCCAACCCTAGAGATTGGCTCAATGAGTATTGCATGATTCGGTTTAATTCTGAACCACCTAAATTCAGTATTATTTGAGTTAGACCCATATCCAGAATATTGAGCCCCACGAAGGCAACCGCCAACTTTTTGTGTTCAAGTTTTTTAACTCGATATAGTAATTCCATTTCTTGAAGTATGAAAACCTTTGCCTCTTTTGTCAACCCTAAAATAAAAAAATCCCCTCTCCTTGATGGAGAGGGTTATTATCAATAAAATTCAGGGTTAAAATCCTTTCTGAGTATAAAGACACGCAAAAAGAATTTCGTCCTCAAAATCCTACATAATTATGGGGGTTTCAGCACCAATTAGGGGATTTCTGCGGTGGTGTTCAGGTCGTTTTCTGCATGAGCAATAATTTCTAGGTCTTCGGTTAGTCTGCTAAAAAGGTCTTTTATAACTTCGTGCCGAATTCCGTCATGCCTCATGTCGAGCGCGAGCTGCCGAAGCTGCACATCATATTTTTCAATCAGCTCGGGGTTATCCATAGTTACTTCTGTGGCTTGTCGCCGTTTTCGCCCATCCTAGTAAGTAGCCGTACTTCACCATCCAGCCTCAGAGCCTCTTGAAGAAGCTGCTGCTCCTGCTGTTGGAATTGCTGTCTGAGCTGATTTAGTCTTTCCACGGTTTCTTTTTGCCTGGTTTTGACTTCTTGTAGTTCTTTCGTAATGTCCATATGCCTCCTATGATGCTGTTCCTTCAAAACAACGCTCATTACCACTACTGTCTATGTAACAATAATGAGTGCCTAGCATTGGTGATTTTGTATTGATTGAAATTTGGCTTGGCAGTTTGCCATTAAGTCCGGTTAGCGTGCCTTCTATGTATCGTTCATTGCCACTGGAATCTATATATCTTTGCTTCGTTTCTTCTACCCATGGTTGACTTGCTATTTTACCAGTGGCACCCTCCAGTGTGCCTTCCTTTAACCTCTTAGAATAATCTGTACCTACATAAGCGAGTTTAGTTCCTTCTACCCAGATATAGCCGGCAGGACTTTCGCGTAGTGTTGAGATATCGTATTGGATACCAGCTGCCCCTGTAGGAGTACCTGTACAATTATAATCCGAACTATGAACCCACAGTAGAACTGTGTATCCCTCACTGTTTATATGTGCGCTAGGGATGAGGAGGTAGTGGTATTTTCCGTCAACCAAATCAGCTATATTCTTGGATGCTATGAGGTATTCTGCTGAGAATCGCCCTCGTATCCAGCCATATATCTCTGAACCGAAATCTGGGTCTGCCCCGTTCCCATTAAGGATATAAATCTGCCCACTTGGGCTAGGTTCGCCCGAAGCCCAAACACGAACCACAACATCTTGGGTAATGCCCGTAGTATCATAAAAGGTGATACACCTTCTTATAGCACAGGGGTATGGCCCAGCCCCATACCAAACCTGGGGAGCTCTATGAGCGCCATCTGGTTTAAATAAATCCTCTGTAAAAGCGCGTTCCCAGACCCACATCCATGTTTCCCAAACCGTCCATCCATAGGGCTGAATCAGAGTAAGATGTGCCGAGGCGTTTATGCTTACTTCAATCGGAAGTGTTGCCATAATCTCCTAGTCATACATATCAGTCCCCACCGGGATTTTGAGCCGGGACTTGACGTAGACTCCATAGAATTGCTTGCTCGTGCTGCCTAGCCTTGTGACGTTGTTATTATATGGGAGAACATAATTACTATCTGGGTCAAGCCATATATCTCCACCAGGGCTCCCCACTGTTGCTAACAAAAGAGGATTGCCATCCATAGCTAGCATACCAAACTCGTAGGGGGAAATAGGAGAAACGTCAATGCGTCCAGCCTGGGTAGAATCGTGATAAAATCGCAAGACGCTGCCCCATAAACCAATCCCTATGTTATCTATCTTGACTGCCCCATCACCAGCATATAGCTTCCCATCGGTGCCGATGTAAACCTGAACAGGAGTGCCAGCATCATAGTCATCTTTACTGGCAAAAGTTCTGAAGGCATTGATTCCCTCACCGCCGTACAACGCTATTCCATACGTTGCGTCTAGGACTACCCCGGTTTCCTCATACCACAGTCCGTCCTTGACAGTCTTGGAAAGGAGAATATGCCCCGCTTGAATATCTGTATATTTAACGAGTCCATAAGTGCCAACCTGAACCTCATCTAAAACTATAAGTCCATTAGCTGTTAAAGCAGCCCGCTTCGTGCGAAGAATTACGACTCCCTTTTCCAAGTCAGCTAGGACACTACTTGATACCTCATCCCATGACGAGCCACTCCACATCTTTACTTTGTTCGGTGTATAGTTTGTATCAATCCAAATATCACCCGTAGTGGGGTCTGTTGGTGCTGATGTTGATTTCGTTAAATAGTTGTCTCCTTGATCGGGGGTTCTTAATGTGTAGAGCGTATCTTCTTCAATATAAACTCCACTAGCATCAAGATGCAATCTCTGTTGTCTTGCATAATATTCCCCATCAGCAAGATTGTCTATCGTGTCCCCGATCTTGTCCAGGTCAATGTTACCTTCGGGGTCAATCCACACGAAATCAAGATTCTCAGCGATGATGTTCTCAGCATATAGGTCCTTAACCATCAAGCGCGAGAAGTAGTTTTCAAAATCATCGGCAGTTATATTCAGGTTTGCTAAAACCTTCCGGATATTCTGCCAGTTGCCAAAGGTAAAAGTCATTCGCCACTCATTTTTACGGACATCATAGTAGCGAACTAATTTTCCGATATTCCCTATTCGGTAGTCGCTTTCTCTCGAATCCGTAACTTTTACATAGTCAAATACCTCAGCGCCCACATTCATCGGCACATCGGCAGCTCCGGCCTCGCACCACATCTGAGCCTTTGCCAGTATAGCTTCGGCTATTGCGGTGGCATGTTCGTCACTTTCCAGGTAGGTTTTCTTGTATTGTTGCTTCTTCAGTTCAGCAGGAAGAGAATCATAGCCATCATCTTTTGCGGTCCCGCTATATTGAGGATCATCCTCATCCTGAGATTGAACTTTAATATAGCCCGGAATTACTATTCGGTTTCTCAGGGCTTTAGCAAAAAAAGGATGCCCGCTCTCCAGGCTGTATTCGTAATCATAAGTCGTGCCTGAAGTCGTGGGCTTGAATATATGAATCTTGCCGTCATTCTTAACAACAGCGACATTAAGCGTATAGTCAAGAAGGCGGTTTATTGCCGACCACCTATTATTCTTGGTATAAATCCTGAAGGCATCTTTGGGCCTATAATTATCGGCAAGTGTATCGTAGCCATCCTCCCATACTACCTCGTAAGCCTTGCAGAGATTAAAGGCAGATAAAGTCGCTCCGATTATAGCGTTTACCAGCGTCTTGACTGTATCGTTGGATCCCTCTGTCCATATCTCATAGTCCTCACCATCAGCCATTATGTCTGCATCTAGCGTTAAGTTAGATTGCGAGTTGTATTCTGTAACATTTGCATAGGTATCATCCGTTGTATTATGGACGACTCTACCAACATCACTAGCCTTAAAATGGCTATTACCAGTATCTATCAGGTGGTTCGCGATTGTGGAAGTGGCTGTGCCCTCCTTTTCAAGCTGGGGCATACAATTATCACCAGCCTCATCCATCTGCATTAGGTTTGCTATACCGATCATAGAGAGAGTGCAGGTTAATTTATTGGGATCGGAGTCAAACTCCTGTGCAATCACCCACATTGGAGCACAAGCTGAATACTCATCGCCGGCTCTGGTTTTAGCACCATTGGACAAAACCCCCTCGAATCCCTTGAGGTCAATATCAGTCAATTCACCATCGCTATTATTCAGAACTATCTCAAGGGACTGAAGCGAACCGTCCTCTGTCTCCTTAATACTGAGTATCCTGGTATTCGTGTAGGTGTAGGAGCTCCCCCCCTTGGTGAGCTCAAGTTTTACCAGGGCATCAATAGAGTATGCCTCTTGTGCAGCCTTTAATGTGTCTGTTAGAGTCCTCATTTTATTCTTTTAGCTCAAAGCTCCCTTTACCGACTCCATACTTGGCGTTCTCTTCGGTGCCGTCCTGCCCCTTGCAGCGATACTTCCACCATTTCACCTTCGCATCAGCAGGCGGGGTATAATAATAGACAAATTTGCCCTCCTCGCTTGGATCCATTGCTTCGTTATCTACCTGCTTTTCGCCATCGGGATCGGTAAGAGTGAGCTTAACCCCTTGATTCGGGCTGTAGAGCACTCCCGCTCTTTTGAAATAAGCCCAAATCTCTATAGTCCCTTCGCGGAAAAAAACTTCTGTTGTCATTCCTCGCCTCCGGTTTTTGTTTTTACGGATACATCGTAATATGGCTTCGCTTCCATAGAAACTTCAAAGTAGGGCTTTGCCTCCATGGACACATCGAAGTAATTCCTGGTGAATAGCCTGATTAGAAATGTTTTTGCCTGGACAATAATGCCCGTGACTGTCAATCCCAGCAGCGCGACAGCGCTTCGCGTAATTGCGATTGTCCTACTACCAATACCCTTGAGCCCTAGCAGAGCAGTATCAGCTCTTGTGAAAGCCAATACACGGCTGCTAGTAGTCTTTAATCCTAACAAGGCTGTATTAGCTCTAGCCAGAGCCAATGACCTCGTTCCCATAGCCACCAGTCCGAGATAGGCAATGCCAGTCCTGTAATAATGTTCAGCAGTATAATAGATGCCAGTAACTTTAAGCCCTAGATATGCTAAGGCTGAACGACTCAAAGATATAGCTCTTGAACCTGTAACTGTTAAACCAAGATAGGCAATGCCAGTCCTGATGTAATGCTTGACGGTGGACATTATGCCCGTGGCTTTCAGTCCTAGCAAAGCTACCTTAGCTCTAGTAATGCTTATAGTTCTATTGGCTGTAGTCTTCAGCCCAAGCATTGCAGTGTCCACTCTGGCAAGCGAGATTGACTTGTTAGCAGTAGTAAGCAATCCTAGCAATGCTGTCTTGCTACGACTCAGGTGTAATGCCCTTGAGCCTGTGCCAAGTAAACCGAGCAGCGCAATCTTGGAGCGGGTAATGGCTATTGCCCTTGAGCCTACAATTTTCAGCCCAAGCAAGGCAGTCTTGGAGCGAGTAAGTGCGACCGCTCTTGTGGCTGTGGTTTTCAAGCCTAGAAGAGCCGTGTTTGTCCTCGTATAACTACGAAATCTGCTGGCTATGCCCTTCAATCCCAATAAAGCAATATCCAGCCTGCTTAGAGCAAGTGCCCTGCTTCCAATACTCTTCAAACCCAGTAAAGCGGTATCGCTTCTACCAAGAACCAATGACCTTGAGCCAGTTGATAGGAGACCTAATAAGGCTGTTCCCACTCTTCCATAATGACCACTTATCAGGCATCCCCACTCCTCAAACATAAAGTCCCTAGTGCTGCTGGAAGACCAATTTTCCCCACCATCAATGCTGTATTCAGCATTTCCACCACTATAAGTTGGAGAGCTATCGTCCATTCTCCATCCTACATGATTAGTACCATTACCATCTAAAGCTCTTACTACAATGGCATACTTTGTGCTTCCAGATAAGCTATAGCCATCGCCAATTATAATTTCTCGCCACTCACCATCAGTATCAGTTGTTAAAGTATTGCCATTCGTAGTTCCAGAACAGAGGTCTTCACCAGTAGGATGTCCGTTTCCATCAGTGGCTTTTATGCTAACTGTAATTGTTCCTGGACTTAGTGTGCGATATATTTTCAATTTAACAGATATAATTTTATGTGATTCTGAGGGGGTAAATGTCTGTGCCTGCCAAAGGTCATCATGTATATAAAGAACAGCATCATCACCAGTTTTGTAATACTCACATTTCCTACACAATAAACTAATAGCCTTCAGCCCTAGCAGCGCCGTCTTCACCCTGCTGATGGCAATGCTCCTGCTGGCAGTTGCCTTGAGTCCAAGTAAAGCTGTCTTGGTTCTGAGATAAGAAGCTGCCCTTGTCGCAGTGGGAAGAAGTCCTAGAAGTGCTGTGTCAGTCCTGGCCAGAGCAAAGCCCCTTGACCCACTTCCCAGCAAGCCTAGAAGGGCCGTGCCTGAGCGTTCGTAGTGTTCTCCTGCTGTATAAGTAACTACCAGCTTGGGTTTATATCCTTCACCTTGTTCTGCATAGTAACCAATAGCGTAAGAACGCAGACTAGGGTCAGTAGCATCAGAGAAATCATTATTAGGTCTCGTTCCCAGTTTAGTGATGCTTGTCTTGGATATTGCTGCTCTGCCAGCAGCGTTCAAAGTGAAATCGTGATAGGCTGCACTCCCAATGAATGTTCCTAAATCGTATGCAGTATCAAGGAACTTTGTCGTTCCAAATTGGTCATAGTCGGCTGCTATAACTGCCGTATTTGTGGCTGGGGTAGAAGCAACTACTTGAATATCTGCTGGGTATGTAGTTTCATTATTAAGCCCTTGATTTTTAGAGTAAAGTGAGAAAACAGCAGCCGAAATCGTTGCACCATCGGGCAGTCCAGAGGTATCAAATAAGAAAGGACATCTTGATATTGAATGAGTACCGCCCCCAGAACTGGGGTCTTCACCCTGGCATACAACATCAGATGCTCCTGAATCACCTGCTCCATCCCCTGTTGCTTTTGCCCTTTGAGTAGCCCATGCCACAGGAGTAGCTGGAGATACATAAGTTCTCCCATCAACACTTGTTGTTTCTTCGTGAGCATCGGGATAGAAGGTTTCAGGAGACTCGCATATTGTTAGAGGATAGCCAAAAGGCGGATTATCAAATATACTGGCAGGAATTAACTCCTCGCTATCACTGATTCCGTATTGCCCTAACCGAAGTTTGAAATCTCCCTGTTGGTCATAATGGATTCTTACTTCACCTTTAGGATTCTGCTCAAATACCCAAGTGCCAAGTATCCTACCCTCGATGAGCCTCAATCTCCGCTTGCAGATGCCGTAGTCCCATTCAAGGACATTGTTCTGGTAGTTCTCATTGGTGGGGTCAACCGCCAGTAATGTTTCCTTGCCACAGGATGCCTCTTTGCCGTCAAGGTAAAGTTGGGGAGTATATGTTAGATAATCGCCCTTTCGCTTCCCTGTAGGCTGGTCATTGATGCAGATTATGGTAACAGCCTTGCCTGATACCTGAGCCTGAAACTGGTTTACCTTTGAGACATAGGTTGAGTCTTTCTTCTCCCAGCCAACTTCAACCTTAACGCCATCAGCATTGACCATCGGCAAACCAGACACGACCATGAATCCTTTGTTAGATTTCAGGTCTCGGTAGAATTTGGCATAGGGTGAATGTCTCTTACCTAGACTACGAGGGGCATAGTCCTGTGTAAACTCAACATAGTCCTTGTCTATACCCTGCCTTACTAATGCAGATAGCAGAACAGGATCAGTAACTATCTTATTCGGGTCTATTACCTTTTCAGGCATCAAAACTCCTACAAGATAGCTGGAACAAGGCTACCCCTGCTCCATCTACCTCACTCGCCGTCATTATGCACCCTGCTTGCTCTGTATCTTAATGGTCTGGTCAACCTTATCGCCACTCGCGAACGCAATCGAAGCAGCCCACTCATGGAAGGCTTGCAGAGTGGCATCCGCTAAGCCAGTGAACACGCCGGCGCCATAGATGGTATCGTCCCCGGGCTCCCAGTCTGTCTTTGCACACACGACAGTATCATCGGTCTTTGTGATTGTTTCGAGTGTAGGCGTTACTGCTTCGCGGGTGAGCTCATCTGTGAAGTCCGTGGTGTCCACATCGAATGAACCCATAGCCTCACCACACAGGCTGAGATAGTTGAGGTCAGCAGGTGCGTCACCCTTGAGCATTTTGCTCACAGTCTGGAATAAGAGTGCGGTTGGTATACAGCGTTCAGCCATTTTTGTTTACCTCCTTAATATATTTTTTACAGCCAAACATAGGGCTGTTCTAACTAAATGCTCAGGTCTTTCACCTGTCCTAAGATAAAAGGGGATATTCTTCCTCCTGTTTCTCATAGCATACTTTATCCGCTCAGCTTCATATATCTGTCCCCAAGTTGTTTCAGCGTCCTTGGAGCTGAACTGGACTAGCAGATTGCCTTCCTTGTCCTTGATAACCGTCTCCCCAATGACATCGTATCCTGTGCTAGTGCTTATTGCTTTTGCCATGACCTAAAACTCCCAAGCCTTCGGTTTGGCTATATCCAGGAGATTCCTCTGGTAGATACCATATCGTTTATCTACCCATTCCTCATACCACTTAACAGAGGCAGGCACTATGGTTTTTCGCATCTCGTTCAACCATGACGTAGCAACCTTCCAAACCAATCCCTCTTTCAAGGCAATCTCCAATTCCGGCCCTAGCGTGGATACGGAATCGGTAAGCTGGTGAACCTTATGGCAATACAGGTAAATGTCATTTCCCGAAGCCGGAGCACTATCAATGTCCAGCCTGAGAATGTTCCCGAAGATGCTGACATTGCAGTATTCCGGGGGATCGCTATCTATTGGGTATTCTGCCTTCTCTACCTTGTCGCCAATCAAGCCCTCAATCGAGCTAATATCAATCTCTTTAGAACCAGTGCTAACCACAGTCTCCCTATCTTCATAAGGGCAAACCTCGGAGACTTCGACTAGGCACTCGTCAATAGGCAGGTCCAGCTCATCATTCTTAAATGTAGGTTCTTCGCCAGATTCCTTTAGCTCATCGTGTAGAAACTGGCGGACCATAGCTTTTATCCCTTCGCGGTTATTAGCCATGCCTCACCTACTTCTTGACCGGCTGAAGGCAGTAATCCTTTAGCTGCTCCTCGGTCATTGAGTTAGCCATATCAATAACGGGTTTTTTGTTTTTGACGCTCTTTAAGGCGCTTTCGCCATGGCGCTTATAGCCTAGAGCCATGCAAGCCATTGTCTTTTGTGCTTCGCTTTCAGCAGGCATATTTACCTCCTTAAATGGAAGAGGGGGGATTCAACTCCCCCCTCTGTTTACCAGCTATCAGGTCTATTCAATCAGCCGGCAGGCCAGCTCTTCGGTCAGTGTCTTAACACCAACCAGCATGTCAATGGACACGGTATCAATCTTCTTGTTCATGTCGTAGCCCATGACTACTCGGCAGGACACCCCTTTGTAGGTTTCCGTCGAAGCCGCAGCGCCACCCATAGGCGGAGCCAGAGGTGCACTGACCAGGGCAAAGGCGTTCCTGTGAAAAACGATGTTGTTGCCACCATTGGTATCAACTACCACTATGGCACCGCCCGAAGCTGCTTTAGCAACAGCAGGATAGTGTGCTACTGCGGTCCCAGGAGTGGTTGCGATAGTTGCATCCTCTAGAAGCACATAAGTGCTAGTAGAGGAATCACTGTTGGTTATGGTGATAATATCACCCTTCTTTATAGTGCAGGTTGCACCAACAGCCACTATGGTCAGGACATCGCCTGATACAACAGCAGTCGCAGTATCTGAAGTGTCTATAGTGCCCTTTTCATGGGTGACGATGTTCTGATCCATATAAAAGTCCGTGCCGAAGATTCGGCCCAGGCTCGCATTTTTCAGAGCATCGGTGTCCCCGCGCTTCTCAGCGTTCAGGAAGGACGGGACAACGATGTAGTTCGCCTTGCCGGTGGGAGACAACACGGCCACCCTGCTATCCATAGGCACCTTGTTGATATTCAGTTGCTTTTCGATAGCAGCCATATCATCTAGTTTGTGTGCCTCGGTGTCCGTCTGCATAGCCACATAATAAGGGATATTGACGTACAGCCCAGCCAGAAGTAAGTCGAGATACTGAGCATGTGCCCTCATAGCAGGCTGTATTACCTGCTCAGAGTAAGCTACGATGTCCAGGGTCCTCTGCTCGCTTGTTAGTTCGAAACTCACGTCAATGAGCTTGTCCAGCTTGACGGCCACGCTGCCTTCACTGATGTTCTGGAGCGTTACGCCCGAAGATCTATCGAACAACTCCGCTGTGAACGTTGCAGGTTTGCGTACCGTGATGGTATCACCCATCTTGCGAAATTCCTTAGAGTAATCCCGATAAACGAGCCCGGCCAAGACCATGTTATTCTCCAGAGCCATCAAAGCCTCTTTAGCTATGATGGACGGAGTTAGTACAACATTGGTTGAAGATCCCCAAGTTGCCATTTATTTTTACCTCCTTGTTTTGAGGTAATGAGGGTAAAGGTTATCGAACCTTTATTTAGTCCCCTTTCTCCAAGCAGCGTATTGTTCTGGAGTCATTGCATCCAGTTCCTTAGCTGTAGGAGTCCGTTTTCCACCAATCGTCGGCACAGAAACAGGAGTCGTTATCCTTTCCTCGCCCTTGGTTTCGCCTTCCGGTGGTCGTTCACCCGTTGGTTTCAACCTTTTAGCGAGTGATTCGACTTGAGCCTCAGTGGTCAAGTTAAGGTCTTTCATATCTTTTTTGAGGTCTTCGGGATTGATCTCATATCTGGCTGCAATTTCGTAGAGCTTCATTCCCAAAGTAACTTCCTCAGCAACCTTCACCTTTCCAGCATACTCAGCCTCTTTGCGGTTTTGCTCTTGCTCCCGCTTTGCTATAGCAGACTCGCGCTCATCTAGGCTCCTAGCCCGCCTTTTCTCAACCTGCTCAGCCTGATATTTAGCCCACTTATCAGGGTCTTCCTTAGCTTCCGCTAGTTCCTCTGCGTCTCTTTGCCTTTCCCATTCGTCTATCTTGGCGAGTCCCGCCTTGAGAGATTCCGCTTGGGCATCGAGAGTAGCCTTCCTATCGGTTAGCGATTTGTCGTCCCTACCCCGCTTAATGCGGTCGGCTTGCAATAGCTTTTCTAATTCCTCCTGTGTGTAATGAGTCTTGGCTTCCGTCGTTGGAGTAGTCCCTTCGCTACCCTCGGAAGCCTTTTCAGTTTCACTGAGGGGGTTCTCTTGGGTCTCTATGGTTTCGTCCATTTTTACCTCCTTAATAAAAATGCCTCAGAATGTAAAAGATTTTCTGAGGCTATGCCACCCTTTAAGGCGGTGGCTTTCCCAACGACCCTATGTTATGGGATTAAATCTTCTAGTCTATTTACTAATTCCTCGGTGGCTTCATATATTTCACCTGACGAAGCATGGCGATAACGCCCATTTTGCTCCAATCTGCTTACAAGTAAGTGTATCGCCTCATGCTTGGCAGTGCGCTTAATATCCTTGAAGGGTTTATCTTTGTCGGGCAGCTCACTGTTTAGTGTTACAGTAGCTACCATGTTACCTTGATCAACAGAAAGAGTGGCAAAATAACCCTCTTCTGGCTCATACTTGAAATAAACCTTATAGCCAGTTAAGCCAAATACCTTCTGCCATCTTTTGAACTCGCTTTGGAATAACTCAAAGTCTGCATCCATCACTTAAATAGTTCCTTAAACCCCTCCACTTGTGCCAGCTCTTCCCAGGGAGTCAGTTCATGTTCAGCTTCAGGATTTCCCCTGTCACCCACAAGTTTAGATACTTTGCCAGTCAATAGCATCCATTGGTCAAGTTCAGGATATTTAGCCCTGAAATCTAATCTATGTTGTCCTTTATCTTCTTTTAGATATTCCTTGTACAAGTTCCATACTTCTTTTGTCGGTACTTTGCTGAAGTCCTTTGACTGATTCCCCTGCACTCCTAGCCACACATCCCGGTAGTAATCTACATGGTCCATGAAGAACCACTCTTGCTCATAGCCAGCAGTGGGAAGTTCGTAATATTCCACATAGAGGTCTATGTATTTCTCGGGTACTCCCACATCATAGGCTTGAACTCTGTATCGAGCTTCCTTGAAAGTCATGCCGCCCCTTTCAATGTCCTCAAGACCTGCCCTCATATTCTCAATAGCTTTCGGAGCCATGCCGCCGGTATCATCCCATTTATCAAACTCGTCAAGGAATTGCTGGTAAATCTTATCCCTGGCCAACGGTTTCACTGTAGATTTATCTATAAGTGGGTGATTCCCTATTTCCGAATCTGTATACTCTTTGTAGAAGTCTGGATTTTCTAATAGGTATCTCTCGCGCCAGCTTCCCCACAATGGCTGTGCCGAATACTCGACAAATGCAGGCCAGTTGCTTTCGGAATAACCCTGGCTATAGGCTTCTTTTGTATAATATGCCTTGCCGAAGGTGGTCATATCTTCGTTTTCATCGAATAACAGTCCATGTCTGGCCGTCGCCCTGTCGTCATCATCTGAAATATAATCGTCATTGTCTGGAGTATCGTCTCCATAAGCCTCATATAAATCGAACTGTTCCCTATTAGCAACTTGTAGTTCAAGCAAGGCTAAGGGGGTATCAGATAACTTTAGCCCACGCCATTCTGCGTAAGATTGGACTCCTGCTTCTTTAGCAGCAATATCATCCTTGAGTAAAAGTAATTGAGCTTCCCAACTACCATGCTTACCTTCTGAAACAAAGTTTTCATAGGCAAAGTGTGTCTCTAAAGAGCCTTCAGGTGGTAGAGTCATTGGTGGTATGGCATCAGCAGGTATATCCAGTGTCTTGAGTAGCCCCTTAAATTGATTGTAGGCTTCAAGGGTGAGGAGCTTTGCCTTTTCACCTAAAGCTAAAGCTAACCGGGCATTATCCATCGGGTTAGCTTTCAGCCATTCGTCTCTGGGGTTAATCCTTAGCTCCGAATGGCTATCAAGGAAGGCATCCTTATCATCTGATTCAAGATATTTGACAAGCACCTCATATTGCTGCCTGCTTACATTCCCCAGATAGGCTTTAGGATAGAGTGTGTCAAATTCTTTTAATTGGGCAAGGTTGGTTATCCTTTCCCTAGCCTTCCACTGCTGATAGTAATTGACTATTGTATCGTCATTGTCTTCCGTGTTTATTTTATAGAGTGCAATGTTCGGGAGTATATCAGCCTTTGACTGAGCTATTTCATATTCAGCCCACGCCTTGCTTTCCTTTGATGCTGCTGGGTTATCTAGAACATCCTGTGGCAAGACATTGCTATAAACATTCCCAATATCTCTGAACCAATCAATGGTAGTGTAGAGGTTTAACTCCCGTTCCGATAATGGTTTATCTTCTTGCCCCTCCTTGACTTCACCAAGTTTCAAGTTTAGGTCTTCCACCTTCTGCTCTGCATTCTTGGCAGGGGGTTGTAGTGCCCACTGGCTGAAGAGGAAATCCTTTATGTTAATATCTTCTCCCTCTTGCAGCTTTGTCCTGATACCCTTTTCAACCTGAACCAGATACGGGGTAGGCCATCCGGTTATCTGTCCAGCCGCTTTCGCTAAATACTCTACAAGAGCCGCTACATCATCGAGGCTTATATCTTTATAAGGGTCTTGTCCCTGACCGATTAACTTCTTAGCCTTGAGAAAGATATTTCTCAAGTCATCCGCCGTCTGTGCAACCGGACTGACTTGGTAATCAAATGGCTCGTTAGTCAGCCATCCCCAGATTGACTGAACCAACTGTCCACCAATCAGTATAAAATTCAGCGGCCCAAGAATACCAGCCCTAGCCTGTCTTTCAGGCTTCCACTGGAAGGCATCGGCAATAAACTGAAACATCATAGGCAGAAGCACCCATGCCAAAAGGATAGTCCCTGCTGCCTTTGTCCTACTTCCTCTGCCATATTTGAAGTTGCGTAAATTGTCCCCAACCATTCTGAAGTATTTGTTTGGCTGGTTCTGGAACATAGTCATTAGCTTGAGCCATGATCCACCATTCTGAATAGCCGACAGTGTATCAATGCCAAAACTAGGTTGTGTTCTATTTGTAAGGTCTTCGGCAGCAACTATAGCCTCAGTCTGTGACAGTCCCTTATTTAGTCCATCTCTATATTTAGCCCACATACCTTGAGTGACTGCGAAGGTGTCACCAAGCCTAATTTGAAGCATAAACCAATTTTTTATACTTCCCCGACCAGCTATTTCTTTGTTTCCATGCTGTGCAAGAGCAGCCGCAATATCTCGTTCAAACCCCGCCTGTATCCTCGCTCTGAATCCTTCGGAGTTCTTATAGAGAAACTTGAAATGGTCAATCGGTGATGTCCAGAAATTCGCAATACCGGAGACAAAACCCGTCACACCCATCTCTTGATCGGAAACATAGGCGAACAGAGATGGTATCTGCTTCAATGCGATAACTGGCTTAATAGCCAGGATTGACCTAGTAAAGTTCCTTCTGAGCCAATCAGCGATCCTATTGGTAGTCGCTGTCTCAATGCCACCCCTTGCCATTTGGTTCATAAACTTATCAATTAACTGAACGATACCCCGCCCGTGATATTGCTCTATCGCCTGTTTTATCTCTGTGTTGCCAAAGACACGGCGCATATCCCTCATGGTGGTAGCCCACGCCTTGAAGTGCTCCATCTGTTCTATGTGGTTCGAGAGTATTTGCGTGGCTCCATTGAACTTGAGAGGTCGTATGTTCCTCTGCCTTGCCTTCAGACTACCATTGAGAACCGAGGCATATTGAGCGGCATCCTGAAAGGTTAAAATACTCTCCGTTATATCAGCCTCAAAATCCCGCCTGATAGGTGAATACCGAGGGTTATGAGGCATATCTACATTGTAAAGCTCCTGATATATCGGGTTTATTGTTTTGTAATAATCCTCATAAAACTTGAAGAATGAATCTGTCAACTTCTTTTCCTCGGCAGTCAGGTTGTTCTCTATAGAATTCCTGAACTCCATTGACCAGCCCATGCCGGTAGTAAAGGTGTTATTAAGAGTCGGGTCTTGCATCTGCATATACTTGGCGAGCATCTCATTTCTGGTCATCTTGATAGTAACTGTAGTAGCTCCAGGGTGATTAGCGATATAATCGGCAGTCAGTTCAAAGGTGCCGAGATTAACTTCCTCATCAAGTCCATTAAGAACTTGGTTAATAGCACGACCACCCTTGACCCCGAATACTTCACCAACCACATCCTTGACTTTGGCATAGGCTTCTTTAGTTCCAATGAACTGCCTATTGGTTGCACGGTGAACTTGAGATACAAACTTGCTAATTTCACTCTGGTAGGGTCCAGAGGTAGTATCGAACTTGCTTAGTTTGTCAGCCAGATTATCGATACCATACTGCCAGTTGACAAAGGTATCTACCCATCCGGGCTTGGCCTCCAGTCCCTTCCCTGGTACAGCCCCGATACCTGTCTTTAATCCCTTCCCGCCAGTAAGTATATTAGAAATATCTGCGCTAACAGCCTTGATTTTCTCATTAGCAATCTCCTGTTTTGCCTGGCGTTCAGACCTCCCTATGGCTTCAAGAGTCCTGATATAATTCAGTAGGTTAGCCAACTCCTCTGAAGACATACCATCTATGCCGGCGAAGTTAAGAGCTTCATTAGCTTTGAACATTTCCTCATAAGACAACTCCCCTGATTCGTATGCCCTGATATTCGTGACAATCTTCTCCCTGGCAGTATCTCTGTCAAGTTCCAGGTTGTGATTGAGAACATCAAATAGCCTCTGTGTCTCAGGTGTGAATTTACCTTTAAGGATATGATCTTTGATTTGCGCCCTTGCTTTCTTGAGTTCCGCTCTAATTTCAGTCTTGAGAACTTTCTGGGCATTGTTTTCAGCAAATTCCATAACACGTGTCATCAATACCGTCAACTTTGTATCCGTCTTAACTCTGGCAACCGCAGATATGAATTTACCCCTGGCCTCCATCGGGAGGTTCTCTTTCACAAATTTAGCCAATGCAGCCTTAGTCTCATCAGCAGTCTTCCGTTTGCTCCACCATTCCTGATACATCCTGCCAAGCCCCTCTAACTGCCGTCCGGTTTTGACCTCTATTGGCTCAACTGGCATCTCTACTTCTGGCATACCAGCTTCGGCTTTGGGGATTGTAACCTCTGGGGTAATAGCTTCAGGTGTAACTTCTTCAGGGACAATCTGCTGCTTCATGTGCTCAACAACAACCGCTTCCGCCTCCGTCTTCGGTTTAATCTGCTCAAAGGTGATTTCTTTCTCAACTCCTTTAGCAGCATCTTCAACTACCTTTTCCAGCTCGGGATTTTGCTCTACCACATTATCAAGTGCCTTTTGTGTGGCCACATCCTCTGACAATCCCTGAGAGACAAAATCCTCTTTGCTTTTATCAAATTGAGCCTTCTGCTCTGAATTAAGCTGCGGAATTACCCTGTTCTGTATTCTGACGATTATATCTCCGCCAGCACCCATGCCGAGACCGGCAATCGCACCGAGCGAAAAGACTAACTGCATATCGGGATCCTGTAGCATCTCTGCAAGCCCACGCTCATCACCCATAGCTTGCTTTAGAATCATCTCCTGATAAACTTCCTCTCCACCTTCAGTTAGCCCGGTGAAGAATAACTTACCGCCTATCTTAGCGGTAGTAACCAACCCTCTTGTCACCGCTCCGGCAGCCGCTTTGCCAACTGGTGTAGGCATAAATGCAACTGCAAGTTGGAGGGCATCCAATCCAGCTAATGTGAGATTCCTTCTGAATACCTCGTCAGCTACTTGTTCTGCCTCTTCATGCGAAAGCCCCCTTGCTCTAGCTTCATCATAGGCTCCACCAGCTTCCAATGCCGATTCAATAGGTCGGCTAAGGGCAGCACCGCCAACACCAGTTATGACTGCTCTACCCACAGCCCCTAACCCCACTCTGGCAGCTATTGAGCCGGCTAAACTATAAGCACCGAGAGCAGGAACTGCCAAAAGCATCAAGGTTGGCAACATCCTCACGCCATAAGTAGCATAAAACTGAGGATTAAATAGCTGCTTCCAAGTAAACTCATCAGGTTCAAATGGTATAGGCGCAGCCTGAACCTGCATATATTTTGCAAACGTAGTTATCTTCTCTCCTATTCCCTCCGCACCACACCACTTAAAAATACCTCCAACGTTGGCTACCAAATCGCCAACACCAGCAGTAAAGGTTCCCCATTTTCCTCGTTCTACTTCTCTGGCAGCCTCTGCCTCTACAATTAAAGCACTGGGATTGAAGTAATCGCTTAGTTGTTGCTCTGTAATATCGGGCCACAATTGTCTTACTAGCCTTTCTGTAGCCTCATTCCTACCCTCGCCAATAAGGGAAGCCCTTAATGCTTGGGGGTTATCACCAAAGTATTGCACCATCGTGTCAATGTTAGTCTCCGTTACTGGCTTTAGAGCATCTATCAAATTCTGGCGTAACTCAGGACTCCCAATAGTGGGTGTAAAGAGTTCAGTTAACCATTCCTCTGTCACGCCCTCATACATTGTTCTAAGAAGCATCTCTATCTCCTCAGTCCTGCCAATCTCAAAGATGTCTTGCAGGAAGGCTTCGGGCTGAGATTGAGCATAAGCCAAAACCTCTGCAATATCCTGCTGTGGAAACACAGCCCCGAATACTTCCTCAGTCTCTAACCTCTGCCTCTCTCTTAAATCTACCCAATCAGCAACGCCTAATTCACCACCACTAGTTTGATATTCCTGATATTGTTCCCTGCCTGCTTCAGTCAAGTTTTCGATGGTTAATTCTGTTTGATAAAACAATTCGTCTGGAACTAATCCGCCCGTAGGCTCACTTAACATAGCCCGCATATCAGCTTCTGAAAGCCTATCACCAGATGGTGAAATGTAATAATTATCTTCTGTTATCTCCCACTTCTGAGGGGTTATAATGCTAGAAGTTAAGCCTCCATTACCCTCTATCGGGCTTAATTTGAGCATCGCTCCCTCTTGAAGTCCCAAGCCCATCTGTGCAGCTTCAGCAGCAGTAAAAAACAATGGCTGTGTCGGGAAGGTAGTTATTAGCCGTCTCTGAGCGACAGCTTGCGTCAACTGAGGATACATCTCACGGACATCAGCCAGGGAAGTACCATATTGTGTCAATAGGCGTTCAATCTCTAAGTCCTTTGACTTGCGGAATTTCTTTAGCAGGTCCTCTTCGTTTAGTGTAAATCCGTTCATGCGACCCCTCGCTTGAAGAGTATATGCCAGCAGAGTCTCCATCTTGCCGATAATGGCCACTTCTTGACTGCACTCACATACTCAAGGAAGTTTCTACGGCTATATTTTCTAATCTTTTTTGATACCCTAGCGTTCATTAACTTTTCCCTGTATTAAGCTGCCCTAGTTTGCCACCTGTTCGCAGCATTTCTAGGAAGTTCGGTCTAGTTAGCTTGGCTTTCTTTTCTTCCGCATCTTCTCCCCGAGCAGCATCTAAGAACGCCTTATCAACGTCTTCGGCTGTCCATTCCAAGTCCAATTTTCCCTTATTCATTTTCGGCCTCCTCAGTGGGTTCAGCAGCTAACGACCTAGTCAACATTGACTTCTTTTGCCCATTCCCACCAGGTTTACTACTCTCTTCCTTAGGAACGGTCTTTTCGGGTTTCACCTTCACTTCCGCTTGAACTTCATCAAACTTGTTGGCTTCAGATGTTGTCAACTGCCCCATGGCGTTTCGCTGCTTCAGGATTGTAGTACCTCTTTGAGTCAGTAGAATAGACTCAATTTTATTCTGGATACTAGGTTTTTCACCTTGGATAGGTGGCTCAACTAGACTTCTTGCCCCCCTGTAGAGAAATGTGACCTCATCCACCTGTCCAACTAGCTGGGACTGGTATTTGAGTTCCTCTCCTTCGGGGTTCTTATCATGGAGATAATCCCGTCTTATAGTGTCCCTAGAATAGAATAGGCTTGCGTCCCTAGCCATTGCCAGGTTTGCTATTCGGTCCTCTGCCGATTCAGTGAAAAAGCGATATTGAATGGTGTAATCACATTCCAGGTCGCCTGGTTTATACTCGTTCTCGCTGCCCTTTGGCCCCACGATTATAGGCTGGCCTATCTGTATGCACTGTTTAATAATCATCCTGCTAAGTGCCTGGTAGAACATCGCCTTCGTATTCACACGAGGCAGGAATACATCATTTCGTGAGCCCATGAGCTTAGCCATTGCCAGCGATGAAAGTGGGAAGTTCAATGTGCCGTAGTCAATCGCTGCCAGGCTTGCACGCTGTAAATCAGCTTCCAGGATGGAGTAGAACAATGTCGTGGCTCTCTTTATGTCGCTAACTGGCATCGCCTTAAACCCTCCACCCCTCTCCACAGCAAGAACAGCCCTTTGCTTGTATGGTGATTCCTTTGGCTTCTTGGCCTGCCCTGGCTTGGAAACCTCATACTGCAAAGCAGCGAAGAGAGCGTTTACATTGATGGTCTGTAGGATTGTTGCAGTCCTATTTTTCTCAGTCCAGAGTTCACGGTTAGCCCAAAGTATGCTTTCGCCCCTGTGCTCCACTGCATCTTTGCTGTAGAACATGGAGCCGGCATGGACAACCGAATAGACAAACGGCGGGTATCCGTAAGTGTTGGGATTCCTCCGAGCTACTTCCTTATTTACAAAGTTGGTATTCAATTCAGAGTTCCAATGGTCAACGACTTCGTTATCACTTCCCTCTATATTGGGAAGTGTGTCACCAGGCTTGCTATATTCGCGCTCAAGCTCCTCTTTAGTCTGAATAAACCACGGAGCTCCCCAAACCATTCCGTTTTCGCCCAATTCTGGAGCAAAGAACCGAGTATCCAAGGGAGTAACATCTGGCACAAGCACGCCATCTTCTCCTATCCTTAGACAAGGACGGGCAGCCACATGACCTCGAATCATTATTTGTTCATCTGTGAAAGCCCCCAATCCCCATATACCCTTGTTCTCAAGCCATTCGTCTATCATGTAGTAAAGGTCGGAAAGGAATTGCTCAATCAAGGTTGTTTGTTTGTCGCTTAACTTGCGCCCTTCAATAACAGCCTGCATGGTGGCTCCGCCTAATATAGATATTGCTTTAACAGCATAGTTAAGGCAATCGTTCAGCGTGACATTGGCTACGTCTTCCATTTCCTTGTTAGTGCTATCCAGCCTCATCATCTTGTAGGGCTTCAGGAAGTAAAGGGCTTCATCTACATCTTGGCGTTCATGTATGGGCTTCAGGCTTTCCCGCTTTGCATCAAATGCCTTATAGTCCTGATCTTGATTATCTTCTGCCATATTCACTCCTTAAATTTTGCCGTTTTTTGCCTTCAAATAGGTGTAGAGTTCTGCCTGCACCTTGGTATTCTCCACCAGCGCCTTTGTTCGTTCCTTAATCGTTTCATTGTAGTCTTTAATAATCTCAATAAACTTGTCCTCGGCATATTTCCTGTCCTGCCTGTATATTAGAAACATGACAAAAGCAAGGACTCCCGTTACACCTCCAATGCTGCCGATATATTCAATTAAACCCATATTTGCCTCCTTAGAACTGCCAAGCCTCAGCCTCCTCTTTTTCAACTGCCCTGTCCGGCTCATCCAGGTCTGCTATGATGTAGCGTTCTGCTGCCATCAGGTGATAGCGTGATTCGTCCTCTATCTCATCGGTAGGCTGGTATCTATCATCCAGCTTTCGGGAAAATGATTGTTTCTCATCCAGGTAGCCCAAGAGGTCTTTGAAAACCATAATCCTGTTGAACTTATGCCAGGCAAATACCTTAGCGATTTGAGTCTCTACCCTGCGGTTCATTTCGGGCGGCTCGCTTATCGCCCAGCCGTGGGAATCATAAAGCTGCCTGATTTCCTCTTCCTGGTGGCTTCCCCCCACTCTCTTCACTACATTGTAGCCTTCGGTAATTCTCTTAAACTCAGCCACATTCTCAGCAGGGCTTTTGCCAGGTCCGGGACGGTATTCATGGAAAGCCCATAAAAGTCCAGTCCCGGGATCCTCAGCGAAGAAGATAGCAGCGGGGTTAGCAGCTCCGAAGTCATGCCCTACATAGATTAGCCAGTTTTTAGGTATCTCAAAGCGTGCCTTTACGCAGTGCTGGGGGTTAAACGAGGAGTAGATAAGCCCCTCGGGTTTATCATATCTCCCTCGATAGAGCATGTTGAACTTCCAGGAAGGAAGCCTTAAACGAACTCTCTCATACTCAGCCTTGGGGAAAGCCGGGTTCATTGTGGAATCGAATATGATAACATCGTAGTCGGGATCGCCAGCCTCCCATAACTCATAAACCTCAGTCTTGAACCAGCCTAGACAGTAGAGTGAGGTTGTAAAAAGCACCCGCCCCTGGTAAATAGAAAGTCGCCTCTGCACTGCTTCCCATGTATCACGCCTGAATTGCTTTTGCCCGGGTTCATCGAGCCAGGCTGCCTTAGCCGTGGCCGACTCCAAAGACTCAGGATTGGTGGCACTGCCGAAGATCACCCTCGTCTTGCCTTTATGAAAGGTGAAAACCTTTTTATAGTCAGAATAGGTGCCCAGGTGCAACAGCTCATCAAAGACACTCAGAAACTCAGGCAGCATCTTGAGCTCTAGCAACGGGAAGGTAGAAGTGACGGCTAAATAGTCGCCTTCACCACAGGTCTTGATTTCACGATAAAGCCAGTCCGGTCCAAAGCAGGTCTTTCCCCCCTGAGTGCCGGCCTGCATTGCAATGAACCTTCTTTGACTTTGCCATGTCTTTGACTGCCCGGGATGGAAGTTCAGATGTATCTCGTTGTCTATGAGTTCCCGGTATGGTTTAATTTCCTGAGCTACTGCCTGAACCATTCTTGTCCTCTGTTACATGAGCCACTATCCTTTCGACTACGATAGGCATGTTCGGGTCTCCGCCAATCGGCTGAGTAACCTTGCCCTCTGTGCGCTCAAATAGTAAGTTGAGGTCATTGGAGTTTTTCTGTGCCCTCTCAATCAGCTTCTTGGCGAGCATATCAACTAGAGCCGGATCGTTAGCCAACTGCTCCCTTAGAGCCTCACTAACATATTTGATGCCAGGTGGTCTGCCTTTCGGGTTTCCTGATTGCCCTGGCTTCCATCCTAATCTGAGGTTTGCCAGTGAGTTCGGATGCTTGCCCTTCGGGTATTTAGCTTTCTGTTCTGCCATCTTGTTCCTCTAAAGTCGTCCCGTCCTCAGTCCATGTAAAGTTATCGTTCCATTCCATTTTGGAGCTCCTATCCTCGCCTTTTTCTCCTCTTGTTATGTTCTTTCAGCCCTTTAGTCTTACCAGCTACTTTACGCCTATGTTTACGCTGGTCTTTATATGTCTTACCTGAGTTCCGCATTGCTATCGTTCCATTCCATCTTTTACTCCATGCCATGCGTGAACCTTCGCTAATCTCGTAGCTTTGTTGCCTTCTCTGTCCGTGTATTCTCGCCAGATATACTTGAAAGGATAGCCGGGCAAGATAGATTGTTTACACCCAGGCCACGAACAGAAATAGCTCTGCTGTGCTGTGAAAACTCTTTCAAGGTCTTTTATACTCCTTCATTGGCTTAATTCTCCATAAATATAGGGTAGGAGCGGTTACCTCCTTTTTAGTCTTTGGTCTCCTTCGCAAGTCTTGCTAATTGTTCCTCTTTTGTTTCCTCGATACCACGAAGCACAAATTTCTCTAGTTTGCCAGCATATTCAACGATTTTCTCTGCTTCGTAGTTCATAACACCCGACCCCTTCTCTTTATCTATTGCAATCTCTATTGCCCACTCCCTCACACCTATAACCATGCGGTCTTCATCATTTATTAATCTATTCATATTTCGATTTGACCGCCCCTACCCTCAAAGGTAGAATCAGTTATCCAATCTTCGTCAAACCAATCTTCTATTGAAAATGTCATGTTACTACCTTATATACTCCAACCCAGAACCAGACCCAGGCTATAAAGCCTAGAACACGGCCGAAGTTATAGTAGTGATGCTCTGATTCGATGGCCTCTTTTAGTGCCTTAGATGGCTGATACCTCTTGACGAAGGGAAAGAATACATCACAGAAGCCCTCTACGAGAGCGTGCCATTCCGCCGGCGTATCAATAAAGGTATGAATCCACTTAAACGGTGGTATCATTTCGCAATCTTGTTCACTATGTCCTGAGAAGCCCACCCATAGGTAAAGGCAAATACAAAGACATACTCACCCGAGACTGGGAAACTCGGCAGTATCAATATAGTGGCGATGAGGGCAACGACTAGGTTAAATACCAGCGTCCAAACGAATCTAGTTTCCCACTTGACTTGCTGCCCTGCCTTTTCTGCCGCGCTCTTCTTCTTCAGCCACGGCAATAAAGCCCTCAGAAAGCAACCTAAGAATATACCGAGTGCTACGATGATTTCTGTCTCCATGTTCACCCACTTAAATGGAAAAACCACCCGAAGGTGGCTCTAAAAGCAAAAAACCCGCTTAAACGGGCTGTCTGGGGCGTAACTTAGCCCCGCGATGTCAATAGGGTAGCACGAATAATAAACTTTTGTCAAGCCCATTTTTACGACATCTTTATCGCTTTTCTGTGGTATTTTCGGTCCTTCAACCAGTCCGAAAAATCTCTCTCTTTGAGGCTCCACCCTGCCACATAATACAAAGCATCCTTAGCATCATCGCTCAGATAGTGCATCTTCTCGCGATTCTTGCACTCTTCAGCAAGCAGTCTGCCTCTCCATTCTGTCTTTTTTAACCTACGATCCACCTCTGCTATGATAAGTGCTACTTTAGTGAAGGCTGCTCCTGTGACTGTTCTCCCACGCATCCCCCCCGGGGCTGTAGCATCCGGGACCGGCCACTGCCCACCATGGAGAATGTCGGCATACTTCAAGAGCCAGAAAGATTGCTGAGCACACCATCTTATCTCGCCATAATGATACCACTCTTTGCCAGGGCACCCCTTCCAGCTTCTACACTTCCGGCAATCGAGCTCAGCCATTAAAATCCATAACTAAAGTAATCCCCTATAATCCTTGCAGTCTTGGCAGTTCAAATTAGCTCCATAACTTTCTGCTTATATTCCTTACTGTGTTCATAGACATGACATTTGTGGCAAAGAACTCGCAGATTGTATGGCATATTTAGGCGATGCCATGTTCTATCCTCACCATTTAGCGGAATAATGTGATGAACCTCCATGCCACTTCGTTCTGCCCAGCTTCCTTCGCCCAAAAGTGGCACATCCATACAACCACGCCCACAGCGTTGACACCTCTCGCCAGCCCGCTTAAATGCATCGTGGCTAGCAGTTTGCCAAAAGAATAGATGCTTATAAAATTCGGCACATTTATCAGAACAATAGACCCTGCGACTTTTAGGTAATTCACCACCGCACATGACACAGATTCCCTGATTCTCATAGCCTGTGCAAACTACTTTGAGTTTCATCTTTCTCTTCCCTTACTATCAATCGTATAATTAGCCTTCTGGCGCATCATCTTGTCTATCTCCTGAAGGTCTTCGAGCTTGCCCTGAACTTCAATAGCCCGCTTCTTGCTACCTGGTGGTCTAAAGAAGCCATATCCGTGCTTCCTGTAGTATCGAGCTATCTTCCGCTTATTCTGTATTGATAGGGAATCCCATAGATTCATCAGAACCACCCCCTTCTCAAAGCGTAGGTAGTAGCGCCGACCCTGTTACGAACCCCTAGCTTCTGGTAGATATGCTGGACATGGTTTTTGACTGTCTGATGCGATATTCCCATGTGGCAGGCGATTTCCTTGTTCTGCCAGCCCCGGACCATATAGCGCAGAACCTCAGTCTCCCTTCTTGTGAGTGGTTTCCGTCTTATCCCCAGGACCCGCTCTAATAGCTTTCTTATCATCGTAATAAAAAAAGAGGCGAGCCCCAGGTTTCCCCGGTAAAGCCCGCCTCTCGTTTCCCGAGTCAGCGTCTAGTTATGCTAGTTTAATCATGCTTTAATACTTATTATTTTAGAAGGGCGAGAATCTTCTTGCGACAATCTTCAAAGCCTGCCTGTTTATCTCCATATATGCGATTCCCGTCTCGGGCATATTGAGCATCTTGCTCCACCTTCTTTATCTCCTCGCTTATCCTCTGCCAAGTGAGTTCTGCTTGATGTTCTAATGTTGCCTTAAATTCGTTATCGAGACAATCAGCTTTACAATGAAGTTTAATAATGCCTTGCTCCCGATACCAGTCTAATGTGAACTGGTTGTATTCCTCTAAGGTCATTACTGTATCTTTAGCTCTCATTCATCCCTCCTTACTTCAGCAATCCTGCCCTCCGTGCAAACTTATCGAACATAATTGTCTCATAGCCAGTGCCATCTTCGCAAGGAACTACTGCCTTGACGGGAACTCCATCTTGAAAGGTTAAATCGTGAATATGCCCGTAAGGATGCTGAGTCCCCCAAAGTATTAGTGCCCATTGTAGGGGAGATAGCCTACACTCTACGAGCTTTATGCCTTCCATCTGATTCTATTATACCACTCCTATCTATGCCTTAAAGTATCCGCGATCCTCTCAATGTCCCTGGGTCTCCACAGGTAAACCTCTTGCCGGCAGGCTTCCAGGGTGTCCAGCCAGGCTTGCTGATCGGGCGTGACTGCCCCCTTCTCGCTCTTGAGCTCCGCGTATATCACCCGCTTCTGCTCAGGATTGGCCAGCACCAGGTCCGGGAATCCCCGCGGTGAATGTATGCTGGTCCAGGAGAAATACATCTTCCACCCGAAGAGCTTGCAGAGAGTCCGGATCTGCTCTCTCAGGTCACGCTCAGTGACGGGGATGCGGTTAATCGTTCTTGGCATTGCCTTCAATCACTTTAAGAATCCTCTCAAGTAATTCCCTTATCTGTTTTAGATGCCATTCAATGCTTTTTCGCCATATTCGTTCGTTTTCTTCTTTTGCTCCATTATTCATTTCTCCTCCTCTATCACTTTATATATTGCCCAGAAGAGAGCGAGGGCAGGGTCTCTGTTGTTAGCATCATAAATATCCTGTTCTTCGTGAATAACATTAAAAACTGCGACACTGAATCCCGATTCTTCAAAGCACACAATATCTATTTGATAACCATTATCTTGTAGCTTCGGCACAGCCCACTTGAATAAATTGTTGAGGTCTATGGGGGGATAACCCCTGAAGCTAATATATGTATGGTCAGGAGAACGATATAGCCACTTTATATCAGGTTCAGGGTACTCTTCCTTATAGAACCCCCAGTGTTCCCAGAATTTCTTTACTTGTTCTTCAGTTGGTTTCATTTCTTCACCTCATATCGGGATTTCAGGGATTGCCATATTTCAGATAAGGCACTCCAGATGTCCCTTACATCACCACGAGGGTCAGTCCAGTCATCCCTTATGACCTTCTCAGAGCCACAATGCAGACAAGTTGGGATTCGTACTTCTCTCATAATAGTCTCGCTTGACTTATTACATCTTCTGGGTTTAATGACACTTCCGTCCCCGCTGCAAGGTCGTTCTCATCTTCAACATGATACTTAGGAGACCACCAGCGCCTCATCATTGTGCTGGCCTTTCGGAATAGCTTAGTTTCAAATGCTCGGCTCAAATCATCGGGATAGGTATAGCCATTTTTGCGGAAGTGGTCAGCCATCATATTTACCATTTCGTTAGGGATGTCAGAGAAGTTATTATACCCAGCCTCATAGAAAAACTTGGCTGCCCACCAGCAGGCATAACAGACAGGCCCCGCTGCCCATTGATGCTTCACAGGCTGTAATGGGCGGCCACAAGTTATACACTTTTGGCTGAGTAGCCCATTTTTATCTCTACTCATTTTCTCTCACCAACCAAAAGGGAACGATACCACTCTTTGGTTTATCCATTTCTACTTACTCCTTCTCTGTTCAATCATTGCCTATCACCGGGAATCAGCCTGTCTTTTTGCCAGATTTTGACCAATTCTTCAGTATGCCAACTATATAGGGCCAGCGCGGTTGATTCTGTGCCACGGCTTCCCGAATAGCATCGTAAACCCAATCCGGCGAGTGTCGCGCGCAGGCACCTTTTATTTCGTGCTCCATATCTTCTGAGATAGTAGCCCCAAGTAAGATATTATCCTGATAAAGAGACATTACTTGTTCTACTGTTTTTAAGAACCGAACTGGACTTTCTTCTTGTTTAGTTTCTTCTTTAACTTCTACTTTAACTTTATCTTGTTCTTTAACTTTAACTTGCGTTAGTGCTAAACCGTTTTTACTCCGTTGTAGGTCTGGGGTAAAAGGGGGGATTTGCGATTGAGCTTCTTGGTTTTTCCGCAATCCGACTTGGTGTTTTTCAAAAGTTTTCATCAATAAATATTCATTTCCGTTAACAGAATAACGAAAAATCAGCTCATTTTTTTGCAATTCTTTGAGATAATTTTCGACTTTTCGATTAGAAATGTTGCGCCGGGGGAAGACAATGCTTTTGACAGTTTGGGGATCGCCATACATTCTCCCCTCACAATCCAGGTGAGTGATTAGCCAGGTGAACAGGAGCCGGCAGGTGTCGTCCGAGAGGGCGTCCACCTTCTCGTCCAGGCTGATAGCCTTGCTGATAAATCTACCGCGGGCCATTGCTGCCCCTCATGGCAGCCTTCATCGCTGCCGGTCTCGACCAAGTTCGTGCCAAAGATCGCCATTCTTTCGAGTATCGGATATATTTATCGGCTGGCTGGTAAAGTTGGGCAAAGGGCATAAAGCCTAATTCCCAAACAGCTTCAAGCCTTTCCTGAGCCTCGCTGATTGTCTCATTATTAAAAGCCAGCAGAACATAACAACGAAGTTGATTTCGACCAAGCCCGTTTAACTTGCGTTTAGCTCGTTCCAATGGCTTGATTGCCTTTTTGGTATCGCAAGCAAAGAATAGTTGTTTTATTCTAAGTGACCTCAAATCATCAGCTATTGAATTTGTGAAAAGCCTACTGTCTAAACCACCTGATAAGACAATAGACCGCTGAGGTCGCAACATATCAAAGACTTTGGATATATGTACTTTGCTACACTGTAAAAGGTTGTTATCCTGAATAATATTGCCTGATTTAATCTTGATCTCGCGGAGTCTTTCTTTCACTAAGCACCAAGGACAGTTATTATTGCAGCCTCGGCTAGTTATGGTAACTCCCTGTCTTAAATACAATCCAGGCTCAAATTCACCAGAATAAGATTCCAATGCAAAGCCTCCCAGTTTGACAACAAAATAGTATTGTCTCCATGCCTCAGCCAACCGTTGAGCTTTAGGTATATCCCATGTAAAAGTGCAATCAACATGAACTTCATCTGCTGGAGGAATGAATAGTGGAGGATCGCCCACGAAAGCATAATCATCCCTGGGCGTCATGCTTGTTCGCCGGGGAAAGACCCGTATAATTCTCTGCGGTCTAGCCATGCTTATCCCCTATTGCTTCCAGTTCTCTAACTCTCTTATCGCTCAAATTCGCCCGTGCCTTTACACTCCCAACACCAAGGTCCCGAAGTTGATGATAGATTTCCTTCCTACGGTCATTATCCGTTGCGTTCACAAAGGCATCATATAAGGCTTGGCACTCATCCTTGCATGAACAATCGGGATTGTCAGCACAGCACCGAATTACCCGGCGCTCCATTGCCTTAGCTCCCCAAAACCTTTCCTTTAATAATCTCAGTGTTGCCTCTGGCTTAAACATTCGGCATTTCCTGTCTTAATCGGCAATCTTTATAAAATAAGCCTTCAGGTGTTCCCTCCCCGGCAATAAGAGGAACAAGGTTATCCTTCAAAAACACCTTCACTCCCGCCTTGTCCGCAGCCTCGACAATCTCCCGCAAATCCTCGATACGGGGCTGGGCCGTGAATCTATTGCCATAGCGCATCACAGCTAAGTTCCCGAAGGGGTATCTATCACATAGGGATACCATCTCTGGCAAAGTGCCAGTGCAAGCACCGGGGATGAGCCAGTTGATACCGTAAAGTGTTAGCCCTTTAGCCCACTGAGTAATTGCCTCTTGGTCGGCAGGATAATCCCCCCAAGATAGCAAGGGTTCAAGTGAAATATATTTGACTTTAGCCTGTATATCCCCAAGTTCTATGCAGGCTTCAACAAACATTTTATGATTCGTAGCCGTCACCCCCACCCAGCAATTCTCAGGAAACGGCGAGAATTCAGGTAATCGCTGTGCTTGCTTGGTCAAGGTATAGAATCTATGCTGAGGGCAATCTCTCATCACCTGCAGCTCCATCCTCGTCCATTCCTCTGGCCAATAATCTCCCATCCAGTCGCTCATATCATCCAGGAAGATACCTGTGGGTTTCGTTCGCTTCCTGATTTGCTCTAATCGTTCTGGCCACCAGCGAGGATAGAAGGGGTCATAAAGGTCGCAATACCTTGCCTCCGGTGCTATGATTGATTTTGGCTTCCCTAATTGCTGCCCATTTTCTACTGGAATGGCATTTGAACGAAGATAGTAGCTTTTCAACCTTGTGTTGGCTAATTTCCATGCGTAACACGGAAATAGTCCACCCAGGCATAACCCCTCTGGCGTGTGGTTTTTGCAGCCACTTGCCGGGTTGAGTGTGTAGCCCTGACTGCCATCGGGGTTCTTAACCCATTCTATTTGTGTTTTGTTCATAATTTCCTCCTACTAAGGGTTAGCGGGGGTCGGTCAAGCCCCCGCCACCTATAAACAGAAAGGAGAAAGAAGTTAGAAAGATGGTCATTTGTCTTAATCATTTACCTTTGGCATCTCCTGTCTATTTTACCTTGCCAATCAGCTTATGTTCGGGACACCGCCATTCCATTTCTCGGACAACCTGTGTCTCCATTAACTGATAAGTTTCCCCGTGCTTTTGTGCGTATCTTTGAGCCTTTGCAAGTTCCCCAAAGTTTCTAGGAACATTTACTATGGCACACGCAAGGCATCCGCAGGGCTTCAAGAATACATGGGTTTTAGGTTCTTCTTCTACCATTTTTAGCCTCCTAAATAAACCGGTTTGCCTGTTATTTCCTGCACCTTCCGCTTGAACATATCTGCATCAGAATTATTACCACTCAGATGGAGCAGGTGTATCTCTTCGACCTTACTCAAATCGTTTGCCCGGAGCATCCCAACTAGCGTCTCCAGGCTCATGTGATCCTGGAGAATCGACCGCCTTAGATCCGATGAAGGGGTGTTATCCTTGAGTAGAGGCAAGCTGTAATTCGCCTCAATCATAAGATGCGTTAGCCCTTCAAATCTGTGGGCAATATAAGCCGTATCAGTGGCGAAAAGAAGTTTCTCGTGGGATTGGTTAGCCATTAGAAAACCAAGGGGCTCAGCAGCGCTGTGGTGCAGCTGGAAGGGTTTTATCGCCCAGGTGCCGATATGGAATTGCGTCAATGCCTCAATGATGTGTAACCTATGCCCCTGTAGTCTAAGCGCCTCAGCCGTCCCCTTGCTCATGTAACAGTCTATGCCTGCCCTCATAATTTCATGCGCTGCCTTTGCGTGGTCTTGATGTTCGTGCGAGATAAGGCAGCCGGCCAGCCGGGATACTTCAAAGTTTAAGCCTTGCTGAATGAGGCGAAATGGAATACCGGCCTCCAGGAGCAACGGCGTTTTGCCATCGCTCACAAAGTAAGCGTTACCACTGCTCCCGGAAGCCAGTATTTTTATCTCCATGTTACAATTCCATAACTTCTTGACAGCACCGCTTGGCTGCAACCCATGATTCCCAGCATTGACCAACAATACCAGTGCCAGGGAATAAATCATAAAAGTCATCATCCTCTCGAGCTCCAAGTAATTCAAATAGCCAATAGCAGAATTTAGGTGGCTTAGCACCAACTAGACCTTTTTGAATAGTGATATTAGCAGCCACCCAATCCCGAATAGTTTGTTCTTTTCTGTTTCTTTTCTCTCGGGCTGGCTTAAATATTAAAGCCTCCCAAGCATAAGCAGGATTTACATTAGGTTTGAAAGATGCAAATGGTTTAATCCATGCAGCCACACGCACAACACCATTCTGTACTCTATCCTTTACAAGATAATGATTAAGCAATATGCCAAGACTAGGAGTGCTACAGCTCAATGCCCAGCCATCATAATTCCAAGATAAATCCTCAAGAAGTTTATTGTGGTCAACTTCTTGCCGTTCAGGATAATAATGGCTACATCCTAAATATGGCGGGTCTGCATAGGCTATTTTACTCATAGAGTATTACCCTCTCTTGATACTATGTTTTCATCTCAAAACTCTGGCTTCTCCTCGACCACCGAGGGCCCTGCCCTGACTGCCGCTACCCGTCTGTAGCAATCTGCTGGGCCTTCCGTTATCTCTGTCTGTTTTGAAACCCCGAGTTCAGCCAGCACTTCTCCTGGCTGTAAACCGAAGTCCTCAAAACATGCCTTCAGCATAGCTGCTACAGTTTTGAGGCTCGCGGGATCGCGGCTCAGCTTTCGTGGCTCCACATTGTGTACCTCTACTGCTGGTTCCTCGGCAATCTCCCCGGTCTCGGGGTCCACGTCAATAAAGTCCTTGTTGGCGTTCTCTTCAATCTCGGCTTCGAGTTCAAGAGCAGCTCCCTCTTCGTCTGCGCGGTTAAAATGCTCCAGGAATAGATTATCGTCAGAGCTAGAATTGATAAGCGCCTTACAAGCCCGGTTGGTTACGGTGCGCTTCGCCATTTCTTCAGGGAATTGAGAATGTACTGAAGTAGGCGCATCAGGGTCCATCTTCGATTTAGCCCATGCCTTTTTTATCTGAGCAATGGTCATAATCTCGGTAAACGAGGGCTTATCATTGCTGAACTCAATCACGCAATAAGCGGCCACGATAGCGCCTGGCTTGACATTCCCGATCTTCTGCGTGTGCTTGGACACAGTTTTCCGGTTGTGGGAGATCGCATATTCAAACTCGTCCCCTTCGTAAACGACCTCTGCCCAAATATCACTTGCTCCCGCTACCCTCTGAGCTACTGCCATGGTGCCGAAGTAACTCCTTTGGCATACGAGCTTTTGCCCGTATGCGATGAAGTAGCATTGATCCTTGCCGGGGTTTAACCCCTGGACAGCCATGTCGAGAAGGGCATTTGCTATACTAGCCTGAGAACACGCCTGGAGAACCGGGCGCTTATCCTTATCAACTGCTTCCTGGAGTGCCAACCAAGCAGACTTCAAGGCGTTCTCAATGCTGTAGTTCGCCGGTAAGATAAGCTCCTTGTCGTCTGTGTAGGTTCGCAACTTTGTAGTTACGAGTGCCACTACATCAAATGGCTTACCTACCGCCGTTCCCTTTTGTTCTTCTGTTTTTTCCATTATTCGATTCCTCCTTTTTCAGCTTTTACCTCAACCCATAGCTTCCTCAGGCCAACAGCCTTAATTGCGCTGCCATCTCCTAACTCTTCCGCCAATCTGACAAAATCTACAGGAACTCCACTGACAGCCGAGGACATTGCCTTTAGAAACTTTAAGTCAATATTTATTCGTTCTTTTTCTTCTTCAGTAACCTCCATCATCACTGCCCCAACAGCCATCTTAAATTGACCTTCCTCATCGAGAACACACCAGTGCCCTAATGCAGCTCGCATAGCAACCTTGAGCCTCTCTTCTAGTGGTTGTTTGGAGTCAACACCAGCTCTTAGTTCTGTTATGCCTATCATTATCCTATTATCCATCTGGTTCTTCCTTTTTTATTACTCCTTTGTCTCGCCTGGTAGTAGTTCAGGGTTGGATACCTGGACATACTTCAGGGCTTCGATGCCTAGCTTAAGGGCTTGTTGCCCTGGAAAATTGTCCTCCAGATTGAGTCCTGCCTTGCGGTCATCATAAATAGCTTCTAATAATCTAATAGCTTCTTCTGATGTCATATTGCCACCGCTTCTTTTGCTGCTTCAATTCTAAGCACCCTGTCAGATTCGCTCACATATAGTCTGATTTGCTGCCCCTCTGTCTGTAGTAATTGTGTGACAGCCTCAGCGTTATCTATCCATATTGGAGCGTCAAATTGGAAATGCTTGCTCAAGGTGTTAATAATGTCGAGCCCGATGTTTATTCGTGCCGAGTTATTAAGCGCTGAGCTATACGGGACCCCGAGAAACATTGTTTCGCATACTTCCTCTACCCCGCCGTTCACTAGCTGGTTGAACAGCTTAAACCTTGCCAGCTCAAAGCGGCTATTTATCCTGTCCTCAAGTAGACTTACCTTTGCTCTAACAAACTGCTCGGTGAGGTATAGTTCCCCTTCCAGTCTCTCATACTCTTTAGCCAGTGTTCTTTCCGCAGACTTCAATTCCTCAATGCGCTGTAGACCGGCTTCGCGCTGCTTGATTTGAGCTATTGCCGATTCGCAATCCGCTATCTTTGCGTCAATGGCAGAGAGAATCAATCTCACGGCCTCGACTGCCCCGCTATTAGTAGCCTTGAGCTTCTCAATATCAGTTTCTATGGCACTTTTCTTTTGTGTTAATTCAACATAAACGAGACTGGCCGGCGTCACTGTTTCTTTATTCTCTAAGGCAGCGAGATCAGCTCGGGCGCCGTCAATCTCTTTGTTCAATTCAGTAAGCCGTGCTTCGTTGTTTGTGTTTTCCAGTTCAAGCACACCGACCTCTTTGTTTAGCGCCTCAATCCTTGCCTTAGCTGAGGTTCCTTCGGTAGTAATTGATGCTAGCTTACTTGCCTTCTTCAGGTTGAAGTTGTTTATTGCCCCCTCTCTAGCTGCCTCTAATTGTTCCGGCGGTAATGACTGTCCACACGCCGGGCAAGTATCGGATTGTTCAAAGGTAAAGTTTTCAGAGTTGGTCACACTCCAGTCCTGACGCAATGTATCCAGCAACTCTTCAAGTCTCTTAACGGTATTTTGCTTTTCCACAACCTCTGCCTGTATATTCTGTATGGCTCTTCCTAGACCATCGGCTTCGTCCTCTAGCTTCCTTAACTCTACCTTTGCCACTTGCGTTTCATCGGCTGCCACTGTCCACTGTTCACGCTCAACCTTTAGTATCTCGGCCTCAATCACCCTCAACCCCTTTGTTTTCTCTGCAACCCCACCGCCGGCCTCGAGGTTCGCAAGCTCCTGAGCTTTCGCATTGCGCTTCTCTTTCAAATCCTCGAGTTCTGTTTTAAGGCTTGGGGCATTGATAGCATCGGGTAAACCACGCTGAACCTCACTAATGCGCACAGGTATCTTCTCTATATCTTTATTGATCTCTGAACGCCTGGCTGCTATGACCTTGCGATGGTCCTCGAGCTTATGGCCATTTAGAATCTCAGGTAGTTTTGCCAGCTTAGAATCACTGGCTATTACCTCAGCATCGCTCAAGTCTCCGCATACTTCTAAGAGTAGCTTCCTGCGGTCCTGCCAGTGTAGAACTTCATTGAAATGCCGGGGATTGGTGAGCAGCTTAAAAGCATCTTCGTCTACGATACTGGCGATCCTGGCCTCATACTCATTCTTCTTAACAGGCACACCGTCAATGAAATAGTTTGTGGTATGTCCTGTGAATTCTCGCTCTAGGGACCCTCGCTTCTTGGTCCAGTTCTCAGAGTAGACTTTCTTGAGGCCAAGTTGTCTCCCGCCAATTTCCAGCACACCTTCAACCTCATGCTCTAAGCCGTGGACCGGCTCCCCATCTACTCCAAGTGTTTTGATTTCGAAGTCCTTCCGGTTGGCTGAGTCTTTATCGAATAACAGCCACGAAAAGGCATCGAAAAGAGTTGTTTTGCCAGTCCCGTTCTCCCCGAAGATTGCCTGTGATTCTCCGAATGTCTCCAGGTCAAACTCTCTTATTCCCTTGAAGTTTCTTAATTTAAGATTGATAAGTTTCATTACATTTCTCCTTCCTCTTTGATATTCTCGGATGCGGAATCCTGCCCGCCCATGTGTTCCGAGACGGTCTGTTCCATCTGGCTAAACCTGTTCCCGCAATCCTCACAGATGTAGATTGGCATTTCATTTATCCCCCAATCTACCGAGCTCAGTCCAGATTTTATGATGCTCAAGCCATTTTTGAGCCTCGCCCAAGACCTCGGTTAGCTCTCTCTGCTTTGCCTCTGCTAAGCCAGTGAAGACATCAAGGCTAATACTGGTGCTACCATGATTGTAGTAGATGATTTGCTTATCCCTAGCTACGACATCTTTGATAAGCCCTGCCTTGGCAATTCGCTTAGCTAAATCAAACGAATATAGGTTGTCTGGACACCGAGGCTCAAGTATCGCCTCCCGGCTTTTAATCCGTCCGTCTTCGTGTTCTTCAATGACTTTCATTATTCCCCCCTTTCGTATGCCTCTAATCGCTTTCTATCTTCGGGGTAAAATCCTTTTATCACGGCCTCAACAATAGCCGCTTGAGCTCTATGCCGGGCAAGTGGGTGTTCCCTCGAAGACTTGGCGATCCTCAAGGTCTCCATATCCACTTCGACATTCTCAGCGATTAAAGTTTTATCTTCTGTGGTTATCACTGTTCTTCTCCTTCCTTTACTTCACATTCAATATCATCTTCCCAAGCTTCACAATTATCCTTGCCGATGCAATAGGAGTGTCTAGGTTCAGGAGCATCCCTATGACTACACTTGCCACCTTTAATATAAAACTTGCATTCCTTGTAAGTGTTCATTTCTCTACCCCCCACATAAGCCAGCAGCCATGCCTCGATAAGTCCTTTGCTATTTCCCCCAGGGTGAGGTTTCCGTACTCCTGGCAGAATAAGTCAAATAATGCAAAGGCTTGACACGCCTTCCCTACCACCGCTATAATTAATTTATTCAATTTCCTTTACTCCTTCCCGGGGCCAGAAGTGATGAGGTCACTCCTGGTCCCTTTCTGTATTTGCTTATGGTTGCTCGACCTGCAACACAGCTTATAAAGCCTCAGTAGCTCAGTCCGATTATTAGAAGCTAAAATACTTGGGGTATCCTTGCCTCCATTATTATTTTCTTGAGCCTGAAGCTCTTGCTGCCTTAGTTCGGCTAAGGTTGGATTTCGTGGTCTTCCACCTTTATTCATAGTGCCAATCCAATCCCGTTAAATACGCAAACCCCGGTCATTCCGATTACTATGACCAGGAAAAGCATCCTAATCTGTCCCGGGTATTTATTCGCCAGTAGAAGAAGAAGCCAGGTGCAAACCATCACCGCTCCAATCTTCACAGTCCAGAATAGCCCCATAGATTGCTGTTCAAGGACATATCTCATTGGCGGGTTTAACTCGTATCCACCCCTGCCGTCTAGGATATGAGTGAGTAAGCCATCAACCACATTCAGGATAATGAAGGCACTCGCTAAGCCTACCGGCCTTTCTAACTTGCTAATCTTTTCCATAGATTCTTAGCTCCCCCCAGTAATCCCACACAAAACCTTTTCAATCCCCTTAATTCCATTGATTATCAATGCTTTCCCACCAAATTAGGCGATTTCTGATGCCGTGCCTTCTGTAATCTTTCACCCATCTTTTTCTTTTGCTCAGGTGATAAATTCTTAGGAGCTCTCGGTAATGGGATTCGCCTTTTGGCGATGTGATATTCCTTGCCCCCATAGCCATTATTGAGAACAGGTTTTAGCCCGAGCTTCTTTTCCAAATGTATTTGCCATCGCTTGTTGTAGGTGAATATCACCGCCTCGGCAGGAGTTTCATCGAAGCTGATTAAGGTTTCCTTCTCTTCATTGCTGAGCTGCATTTTCAAAAACCCTCCCCGGCGTGTGCCGATGGTGGATCTGAATCACATCTTCGATTAGAAAATGACATCTTATGTTTTAGGTCGTCCCAGACTTGAAACTTAATCTCTCTCATCTATCACTCCTTACCCTTTCGGCGATTCCTTACAGAATGGAATGGCTAAACTTTGTCATTCCCATCTTTTCTATGCCTTGCTCGCCAAATAACCATTGACACTGCACTTGTTTTCATTTTGAACATCCGGGCAATAGCTATATGTCGCCAGCCCTTTTCAGCTAACGCCAATATCTTTTCGTTCCGTGCCCGGTATCGCTCCCTTATTATTTCGCTTCCTGTTTTCACTTCACTTAACAGATTATCACACCCCTAAAATCTTGTCAATACCGTTACCGTGTAAAACACACGATTAAAACAGGAAAATTTATAGCTATAATTGAGGAAATTTTAGGGCTTGACTTTCAGGGGAAAAGAATTAGAATAATAGTAGGGAAGGCAAGATGAAGAGTGAAATATCGAGCAAGGCTCTGCTAATTCTATTTATAATCTGGTTGTTATTTATTTGTCTTCTTGTCTATTACACTGGCCACCCGGAGCCGCCTTTTAGGTAGGCTGTAAAACATCATAAGAATTTCTCGCCGTGCCTCTCATTAGTGGTATAGAAATTTAACCAAAACTATGCCATTGTATAAACAAACAATTGACATGAAAACTATTAAGCCAATAAATGCTATCTTTATTGGGCGGGGGTGCATGGTTGC